ATGCTTTCACTGGAGGATTGATGAGTTTCGACCCTACTACGGTCGATAGGCCGTCTAATGACCAGGGTATTCGTGAGGTTGTTAACCGCCTGGAGGCTATGGAGAACCGCATAAACGAACTCACTGCCACTATCGGTGGCGAAGGGGCGGTCTATAACCGATCTCTTTTCCACGTTAAGGGTCATGCGAAGTTCGATGGGACCCTTGAGATTGCTGAAGGCCTGATTGGTGACAAGGCACTTAAGTCTCAGATCGCTGTTGATGCGGGTAATTCCCGCAATCTTGACTGGTCTCCGGTGACTAGCTGGACCACAGGGGTGTCTACGTTCGTTGTGGCCCCTTCATGGGCTACTAAAGCGCTGGTCATAGCGGGTGGTTCTATCATGCCTAACTACGACGCTAACGCTGGCACCCCTGCGTGCTGGGGTAGGGTCGAGTGCAGGGGGCAATACAGCCCTGACTTCCTGTCTTTCTTGGGATCATCGGCTATCCCATCTAATATCTCGTGGCCATTCTTCACTGTACCGGACGAACGAGAAGGGGGGATTGAGGTTAATTGCCAGGCTAAGCTTTATAGCGGTAGTTCTAATAGAGGCGGACGCTGTTTTGTGTCCGCTGTTGTATTGTGGTTGAGGTGATATGTTGAGCCCTGAGACTATGGGTAGCCTTATAGGGGCTATCCTAGCGGGTATTTTAGCGGTTGGTTACAGTGGTGTAAAAGTATATAAAGCTATGTCAGGATCGCTTAAGAGGATAAAAGATCTTACTGCTGACCTGAAAGCTGATACTGAAGCGCTGGTCTACGACAAGACTGATGCTGAAGGTAACACAGTTCAGGATAAGTTGAATATTCTACTTAAGCAGGCTGACAAGACTAATACTGACCTCGAGATTCTTTCGTCTACAACGGCGGAAATTAAGGGGGTACTGAACCGGCACGATAAAGAGATTGGTCGGTTTAATGACAATATCACCCAGATTAACGATCGTGTGTCTAACACCGAGCGTATGTTGACTTCTAGATTAGAAGAGCACGGCCAGCGCCTACTGGCCGTGGAGACAAGGAAGGAGGGTTAAATGGGGTATGTGTCTGTGGGCCCTAAATACAATGGGCAGGAAGCTTACGCTGCGGAGATTCCGGCTAAGTGGTACCGCTTGTTTAAGAAGGTTATGGCCAGGGATAACCCGGATATCAGCGTTATCCTAGTGCAGGCTCTAGGAGGGGCTAAGGCTAGCGCCGGGACTCACTCTGACGGGTGGGCATTTGACTTCCAGGACTGGCACCTGAGCAGTTCCCAGATCGAGCGTCTGGTTGCTTGTGCCAGGCGTTATGGTGGTGTGGCCTGGGCTCGCTATAGGAGTCAGGGTTTTGAGCCCCATATTCACGTGGCCTGCGACTCTGGCGGAAGTTCAGACACAGCTTGCCAGTACCAGGTAGTAGCTGCGCATGCTGGCTACAACGGCCTAGGCTACCGCGGCCGTAAGGCGTCAGACAATCACCCAGCCCCTGCCAGGTGGGTGACTTGTGCTCAGGGTATAGGCCTGATGGAGGCCACACTGGCAGGATTCCAATCAAGTACGGAAGGACCAGAGTTGAATAAAGCTGATTTGATTCAGGCGGTACGCGAGGGCGTTGGCGGACTGAACTGGGGTGACGAGAAGTTCGGGGCGTACCTCGGACGTATGCAGGCTGCCTGCCAGACTGCTGCGTACTATGCCCACCAGGCTGCCACCCAGACTGCCTCGATCACCCGGCCGGGCGACCCGGCTGCTGACTCTAATGGGCAGGTTGTGATCCGCCAGGAGATCGCTGACGCTAAGACGCGCATCACTGCGGTGCAGGCTCAGGTGGAGGAGCTGCGCAACTCTATCTCTGTGCTGGCTGATCTGGTGCGAGGCCTGGCTCCCCGGGATCCTGGCGTCAACGCCTGACAGCCTGAAAGGAGGTGTGGTCCCCTGGTAGATAATATCAGGGGACTCTCCCCCAATGAAAGACTACTTGAAAAAGAAACCATTGTATGACTACAGGTCATACGGTGGGTGGGGTATACAGCGGCCTGAACATGGTACCTTAGGTCGCTTCGACCCGGCCATGACTAAGCTACTACCCGACGGCCGCACGTTCGAACTCAAGATGCAGTTCGACAGGCCGGCCTACCTCATGTACATCGAGGCAGGGGCCACACACGAGAAGGCGCTGCACAACTCGCTGAGGTGTGGTTCGTGGGCAAGCCTGTACAACGTCAAGGGTGAGGGCTACTGGTCTATGTGGGTCAAGAACCCACCCTCCTGGACGACTGAGATGGTAGCTATGCTGTGGCCCGAGGAAGACTCTAGGTGGCCTGAGGGCGAGATCAACTTTATGGAGACTCAGTCTGACAAGACCAAGACTCAGCTGAATCTCCACTGGCCCTCGCCTAAAGACCGCTCTCCACAGCACTGGCCTGTGACGATCGACCTCGATACACGACAGTGGCACAAGTACGGGGTGCGTATCTACCCCGACTGTATACGGTGGTTTGTAGACGACAAGATGGTGAGACACCTCGACACAGAGTTCTCACCCTACAACACCAAGCTGCACTTCGCTGTGCAGTGCGGTGTGAATCAGAACTTCGGGGTGATGTGGCACAAGGACATCGCCTGGGAAGAGAACATGTACATCATCCCTGAGAGAGCCCCAGGGATACTGTAGTTAGGAGACACATGGATATTACTACGCTCGCCACTGTACCGGCTATGCTCGCTATCGTCGAGCTTCTGAAGCGCCTCGGCCTTCCGGCTAAGGCAGCTATGCCGGTTACTGTGGTACTGTCGGTCGCTCTGGGCCTGGCTCAGACTTTCCTTGGAGGTGATCCTGTCTACCAGGCTGCCGCTAAGTACCTGCTGATGGGTCTCGGTGCGTGTGGCCTCTACGATGCAGCTAAGATCGCATCCCCAACCGTGGAGCAGAAGAACGAGTTGAACACCACTGTCCCTCGTCGTGCTGAGGCTCCTGAGGTGACTGCCTGATCTAAGGCATAAATTAACCCCCTACCTGTTTAGGTAGGGGGTTAATTGTTTTCTAGGGTCATAGGCTACCACCGTTCATTGAGGAAGTATCCTACCACCAGGCCTAGTGCTAGGGCCAGCAGCACCATAGCAACGCACATGTCCATGTCAACTCCCTAGATGTTTCTTGATGATGCGCTTGATAATCTTCTCAGGTGGCCAGCAATACAGGCCTGAGACCTGAGCGATCTCTTGACCACACGCCAGACGTTGCTCCTGGCTAGTGTGAGGGTAGTAGTAGCGCAGCTGTGCTGCCATGGCTTCCGGGTCAATCACCATAGTGCGTCTCCAATCGAGTCGATCTCGTCCATGAGGTTGTCTAGTTCACAGTAGTAGCAGTATGCGGCCAAGTAGTCAGGCAGGTCCACACCGTCCCAAGTTACCCTACCTTCAGCAGCGTGTTCAATGTCAATCTTGAGGTTGATGAGGATGCCCTCCTGTAGGTCCTCACCGTACACGTTGAGCACGTGGTCGTGTAGCTCAGCAAGGTCAATACCGTTCTCGGCTACGTACTCGGGGTCTCGCTTGAATCCTAGCATTGTGTTGCCTCCATGTCGTCTAGCAGGTATACCAGCGGTGAGCGTTCTACTCCGGGTATAGCCCTCAGTTTTGTGATTGTTTCTTTCAGGTTCAGGTCCCGCGGGATCATCCTGAACGCCTCTACTTCTAGCACACTTTTGAAGTGAGTGTCTAGTACCCATTCAGCCCTCTTCAGGAGGGCAGACACGGGGTTGGTAACGAGGTCACCTACTAGACTGTCGTCGATGCCCTCACCCATGTGGTCGTACAGCTCTTCACCGCACGGTAGGTACCTATCTGCGGCCTTCTGGCAGTACTGCACTGCCCAGTAGCGGGGGCATACCCACAACTCCCACTCCCACATGAAGTCGTCTATCAGCTCATCATAGCCCCACTCGGACAGCTTGTCGAGGACCTTAAGGTGACCCGGTGTAGCTGATACTTTACGAAGCTCATCAATAGTATACATTGTTCACCGATCCACTACGAGGAAGGTCGCTTCGATTGGAGTGTGCTGGCTGGAGTCCCAGTAGATGTCTCCCAGCTCACTGGTGTAGAGGTAACCGCACTCGAGGAGTGCCTCGATGCTAGCCCCGTAGAAGTCTTCGACGGTTTCGACTCGGATTGTTCCCTGCGTTTCGATCATGGATCTATCTTAACACACTCTAGAGGGATTGCACAACTTCAGGCTGCCACTCTCCCGGAGTGTCTAGCCCGGTGACGACGAGGTCCTGTGACCCCGACTTAGTTTCTACTTGAATACTTAACGACTCTGCCTGTCGAGATATGTACAGACTGTTGTCTGACCAGGCATGCAGGGCCACTGACCCCGCCAACGCGGCACCCCCAGTGGACGGCATGTCTTTGCTGGCCTTACGTGTGTGGTGCACTATAAGCTGAGCGCACCCCGTAGCCTGTGCTACAGCCTTGATGGGCTGGAGTATCTGCCCGTACATAGCCTGTGAGTCATTGATCGACTCCGTGGTCAGCATAGATAGCGTGTCGTAACACACCAGGCCTATGCCCATAGACTCTATGGTCTCACCTATCTCCTCGGCTAGTTCCGGTGACAGCCCCTGTGTGGGCCTGCCCGCTATATAGAGCGGGATCTCCCCGTCAGGTGGATTCAGCTCCAGCACACCGGACTTACAGGTTATGTACCCTCGAGGGTCATTGTTGGGGAAGCGACACTGGAGAATAGTCTGTACGCGAGACCACACGCGCGATAGGCTGTCCTCCGCCTCGATGATGAGGCAGGGTGCCTGATGTGACCTAGCGTACCCTAGCACTGGCTGACCTAGAGACAAGCTGATAGCCATATCCAGCATGATCCAGCTCTTGTAGTGTTTAGGCGGTGCAGCTATGAAGCCGCATCCCCCCTCCTCTACCAGCCCGTCTATACGCCACCGGGGTGGAGGCATGTTGACTAGCTCAGACAGCTTCCTGATCTGAAGCAAGGGCTCTCTAGGTGAATCTTCAACTATCTCGATAGCTAGCTCAGGTTCAGCCTTAGACCGTGTGTGGTCTAGCTTTGCAGCCACTCTCTGGACCTCAGCCTTGAGCTTGTCGAGTGACCCCCACTTGTTTAGAGATGTGTGTCTGATCAAGCCGGGGATGAACTCAGCCTCAACACCACACTCCAGCATGCTGGCTATAGCCGCATACAGTTGTGATGACCTGTCACCTAGAGCTTTGCTAGCGCGCAGCTGCCCTGCTATAGACGACGAGCTACCGTCCAGTGTCCTGTACACTGCTGAGGCTAGCTCACCAGGAGTCTGGGTGGTCCCGTATATCGGACGCCCTACCATGCAGCCTCGCTTGTGCGAGGGGGTGCCAGGTACCCTGAGTAGCTGAGTAGCGTCCCAGCCCCCAGGGTCGCACCCTAGCACATGGCTGACGGCCCTAGACAGGCTGTCCTGGTCAGGCTGAGGTAAAGTCTCAGTCAGTCTCCAGATAGCCTGCGTGTGGCCCGGACTGCTAGACCACACAGCGATGGGGTTGGTGCCCTCAGTGTGGCCGTCGTCTACATCAGACCAGATCAGCGGGCCCGCTTTGAGGTACTCCGCTTTCCTTTCCGGCTTACTGAAAAGACCGGGAGTGAAATATACATCCTGCCCAGCTTCAACGAGAGACCGAATGTAGTGTTTCGCTTCGTCAAGTTGGTCCACAACCCTAAAGGCTTGGCCCGGGTTGAAAGCCTGACCCGGCCACGTGATCCCACAGATGAAAAAATACCCATCACAACCCCTCCAAAGAGTCTCGAAGAATCTCATCCTCAACCCTAGCTATCTCTTCCTGGTAGGTATCTGGTGTGACACATGCCCAATACCCTCCGGCTGACATGATATCAGACCCAACCTTGATCTGCCACTGGCTCAAAGATGAGCCTGTTTTAAGCTCCAGACCTACGAACCTACCTCTGAAACAGGCTATGAGGTCTGGTATGCCTTTCTTAGTGTACTGGCTGGCGTGGTATTTGACAACCCACCAACCACGTGACTCTATATACTTCTGAACTTGTCTTGAGAATGTGCTCTCTAGCATGCCCAGGGCAGGGCTCCTGTCCCTGCCCCAGACTATGTCAGAGAATGTCGTCGAACTCGCCGAATTCGTCATCAACAGGCTGCTGGTCATCGTCCTTGACCTTAAGGTCGACCTCAGAGAACTGGGCCACACGTGCCACACGTGACCTCAACTTGCCATAGAATGTATCATCCTCAAGCTCAACGTTGATCTTTTTACCAACGTACTTGTCAGGGTCAATCTGTACAACCTTGCTAGGAACCTTAGTACCAGCTGCCTCGATCAGCTCACGAAGTTTCCACAGCTGATTAGGGACGATCTTGCAGTAGTAGGGGTAGCGTCCAGGGCCACATTCAATAGCAAAGACAAGCATGTCAGTGCCGTCTTTCTTAGCTTTGGCCAGCTCCACACCGGCTATCTCAGCGTTGTACACGCCCGGCTCCTGATGAGCAGCGGTGTACGTGGGGGCCTTGACGTTACTGAAGTCGATCGAGAGTTTAGCCATTGTTAGAGTTCCTTTCCTTAAGGACTGATCGGATGTAGTCGATTGTAGCGGATGTTGTGGTGAAGAAGCAAACCGTGATGGTGAACATATCGCGGTTCATGTGGTCGTTGTAGCGTACCTCATACTGGCCTACCTGATGAGCCACAGTGATGGGGTTGGGGATGTCGATCACTGCGAGATCCTTGTGCTCGAAGCGCCAGGGCAAGTCATCCATCTGGTCACACAACCTGACAAGAGCGTTACTACAGACCTTTGAAAAATCAATCATGTGTGAGGTACCTTTCCAGTCGCTCCCAAGTGGGAGACCCCAGCCAGGGCTTTCGAGCTGCGATATCAGCCCTGCACCCTGCCACGATACCCTGTGTGGGCTTGAGCCACATACGGTACCCGGTGTTGGAGTCTCGCTTAACTGACTCTGTGTAGCCTATCACGTCCGCATACATTAGCGCAAACTGTCGAGCTTGACCGGGAAGGGCCAGCGTGACCTCCTTGGTCTGAGCCACATCGGCATCTTCTGGGTCAGCCTCATCCACATAGGTGACTTTAGCCTGGCCCGTCAGGACCACAGGGGTATCAAGGCCCCGCAGAGTGAGGATCAGTGACTTGATCAGTTCGTTGGCCTGGCCGTACTGGGGCAGGCTGACAGGCTTAGAGACCGTCAGGAGGTCCCCTCGCTTACGTCCCGATACGAAATTCAGTGCCAGCTCATGGGCCACAGTGATGCTGTCTATAGATACAGCCTGAGGAGGCTTAGCGACAATTGCCTGAACCTCTTTAGCCAGAGCTTCCCAAGTGTCTACCTGTGTGGTCTCGGCCTGTACTGCACGGGTGCCGCCTTCGAGGTCAATAATCTTAACCCCAGGCACCGTAGCTGCGAACGTCGTTTTCCCAGTCTTAGGCTGTCCGTATACTAGTGTGATCATTTGTACCTCTCCATAGGGTCTCTCTTGTCATAGAATTGAAGGAACTGCTCTTCTGTGCCGAACTCTACCCTAGCCGCTGCGAGCTTGCCCATACGGCATAGGTACGAATTACCACACACGTTAGGGTTACGGTCCTCTGGTGGCTGAGACCAGTCATACTCACCGACCTGCCTAGCCCACCTTAGTATACTCTTTATCTGCCGAGCGTGTACCTGCTTATTGAAGGGCACCAGCAGCCTGGTGAAAGCTGGGCAATGTTGACGCTTCAACAACTCAGCCTCCTTGACCAGGATATCACAGTCGCTGCTGGAGATCCTCGTCTTGTTCTCATGCATCCAGTCTACCATAGATCGGTAACAAGTGCTACCTGAGCTGCCCTTGGTGAGCTTGAGCTTGCCCGTCTTGGTCAGCTGCGGCCACACGACTTTCTGTGGCTGGATGTAGTCCCAGATCATACCACCGAGTGGCAGGTCCCAACCAAGCCTATGCTTGTTGCCCTCAAGAAGCCACAGGTAGGCGTGTGACTGGATATCAAGCTGCCGGTACTCCGCGGTAGGCAGAGTCTGGTGTGTCTTGTGGTCTAGTACCCATAAGCGTCCACCGAGCTCCACTACCTTATCGATCTTACCCCTGTACTCGTGATTACACCCGGGGATGCCTCGTGACAGGTCCAGCTCGCACGCCAGAACGTTGAGGGGCTCATCGCGGTACCTGTACTCATAGGCACGGTACACACGGTCGAGGTCATCGTAGATCTCATGCTCCTCCTCCATGAGGTCCTCTGGACGCTCTGGGGGAGTACCTGTCTCGAGCCATGAATGTAGGTAGGTACCTCTATCTAGGGCCGTACCTGGATGGGGCTTAGGTGTGATCCCCTGTAGGTCATAGTAAGCCTCCAGAGGGCAGTTCAGCCAGGACTTGATCAGGCTAGTTGTTATCTGCATGTCAGCTACCTTACATCAATCTCTGGTCCCCAGCAAGTGCCTACCTCAACATCAGCTACCAGAGGGCAGTCAAAGTGGGGCAGGGGCCCCTCCATGGTCTCCTTGATCATGCTTGCTGTGGTCTCGGCTAGGTCATCAGGCACCAGCACGAGCACAGCGTCGTGGATCAGGCCCAGTATGTGGCTGTCACCCTCCAGGCTAGACCACACACGTGTGGCAGCTCTCAGCATGATGTCGCTACCTGTGCCCTGCACCTGACTATTGACAGCCTGGCGCTCAGCTGCCGCTACCTCGTATTCGTCATCGCTGTATAGTCCTGGCAGGTGTCGCCTACGGCCGAACATAGTCGACGAGTACCCCAGCTGATGAGCCTTAGCTTTGGCCCTAGCGTGCCATGGGCGTAGCCCTGACCAGTGCTGGAAGAAGGACTCCCTGAAGGACTCAGCCTCCTCGAGCGTGATGTCAGTACCGTAGCTAACCTTAGCGAACTGGACGAACGACTTAGCGCTCATGCCGTACAGGAATCCGAAGTTGACGATCTTAGCTTTCCTACGGTCAAAGCTATTGTCCGGATCCAGCCCGATAGCACGTGTGGTCTGTGAGTGGATGTCCCCGCCCTGTCTGTACAGCTCGAGCATATTCTTGTCACGCGAGACCACAGCTGCAACGCGTAGCTCCAGCTGGCTGTAGTCAGCCTCAATGATCTTGTACCCGTCAGGGGCAGCTACCAGGCCCCTTATGAAGGGGTCCTTCGGAACTTGCTGTAGGTTCACGCCAACACCGTCACATACTTTGCTCGAGGATAGACGCCCAGTCACAGTACCGTGGAGCTTAAATGACGTGTATAAACGTCCCCTTTCGTCTATTTGTTCTTTATATGGGGTAATAAACCCGTCTATGTTCTTCTTTAGTCGTGACCTTTCTAATAGTGTTTTAGCAATAGGGTGATCCATATAAGCAAGAGCCTTCTTGGAAAGGCTAGGAGCACCATTAGGGAATGCTTTAGTAGGCTTTCCTACCTCCTTTTTGGGGATTCCCAAATAGTCGTACAGGAACCACCGCTGAAAGTTAGTAGTCCCCCATTTAACCTGCATACCTTCGGGTATTTCTGAAGGTATTTCTGACTGTAATTTGGCGTCTATCTTAGCCAATTCAGAGGTGTATCTACGCTCGGCTATCTCGAGCTTACCCCGGCTAATCGGAATACCGTAGTCTTCGGACTCGGCTAGCATGTTGATAGCCGGGACCACAACCTTCTTGAGGAGTTTCTTCTGATTGAGGGTGAGTTTACCCCTGTTAATCCGGTATAGCTCACGTGTGGCCAGGAGGTCCTTTTTCAGATATGTGGCCATAGCTTCAGGATCAGAGTCATCCCACACACCGTCATAAGACCAGTCCCCGCCCATAAAGTCAGCCATGAGAGACTTAAGGCCTAGAGGTCGATTCTCGTCCACCATATGAGCACCCAGCATAGTGTCTCCAGCTGCCTCGATATCGGCACCGAACCGCTTAGCGTACACTATGTCGAATTTGATGTTGTGGCCCATAACCGGAGGGAGTTTTCCACACAGCTTGACAAGCCTAGCACGCCATGTCTCAGGGTGCTTAGAGGCCATGTGGAAAACACGTGGCTCATCTTCAGGCTTATCACCAAGGATGCCCACCATAAGCACGGCGGCATCCTTGGCGCGGGGATTAAGCCCTGTGGTCTCGATGTCTAGAAATAACATTTTGTCAACTCTTTGGCAAGCTTGTGAGCGGTGCGCACATCTGTGGTTGATTTGTACTCAATTGATTCTTCACCAATAGTGAAAGTCGTAGCTGTGCGGAACTTGTTCAACTTCCAGCTGGCCGTCCGTGCACACTCAGTAACCCACGAGCGGTACCCAATGCTCAGAACCAGGAATTCAGCCCAAGAGTACCCAGTCTCGGCGCCTGCCCACAACTGCTTACCCCAGTCCGAGAACAAGTCATCTAAGTTGAATGCAATCACGGCCAAGTTGAACCCCTTAGCCCGTGGTACGTTAGGCTTAGCCCCTGCTCGGATTTCAGAATTGATACCCACGTAATCGTGGATATCCCCGTCAACCCACGAGCGGGTCATGACACCGTGTGAGTTCTGTGGGTCCACAACCAGCTCGCTGGGGGCGTACCCCAGCCCTCGGGCGAAGACTTCAGGGGTAACCCCTGGGGTGGCTGCAATGACAAGTCGGTCAGACGGATTCACTAACATAGGTCTCTCCTAACAGGAAGTCTCTGGTATTCAGCATGATCTCTTTACGGAACTCTGTGGCCTCAGCCAGGCTAGACCACAGGGAGTCCTCCACAGTGTCCTGAGTCACCAGGACGATGACCTTCGGATCATCTGCTAGAGCTACTCTATCAGACATCTGGCGGTAGGTCAAAGCTGAGGTAGGCACCCCGTACCACACCAGCACTTCGGCCTCGCGCATATCCACAGCAGTGGCAGCGACTTGAGGATTTACCACCAGAGTGCCAGCCTCAGAGGCCTTCCAGGCGTCCAGCACGGCAGTCTTATCCTTTACCTTACCGTCCAGCCTATACGTGGGGTCTAAGTGACCCTCCAGCACTGTGAGGGAGTCAAGTAGCTCGCTAGCTACCACTATACGACCACTGTAGCTGTCGCGTATGCGCAGCAGGGCCTCGAGCTTGTGGGTGCTGTGCATGAGCTTCCCCTCACCTGTGGATAGCCCCTCAGCTAGCCTGCGGCACTTGGCAAACAGGGCCAGCACCGAGTCAGCTCCAGTTTCGCCTTGAGCCTCGAGGACGTCGAGCTCATCCCGCACCATAGACTGGTAGGTAGCATGACGGGACTCGACCATGTATACGGGCACAACCTCCTCCTGCACAGCCTTAGTGCCCAGAGCGTCCTCACGGCTAATACTTATGGAGTGCGCCTTAATAAGTGCCTGGTATTCCTCAGTATTCCTTGGACCTATATAGCGGGGGAATCCCCCGAAATTAGACCATTCACCGAAATACTCCCGGAATGACTTAGCTGAGGGGAAATCAGCTCGAATAGAGGGGTCAGAGAATACCAACTGTGGGTAAATCTCACCCACCATATTACGCTTACCCACAGGGGTGGCTGTCAAGCATACCCTGTATCTAGCAGATTTAGCCATACCCACAATACGCCTAGACCTCTTGCTGGCGGGCGTCTTGATTAGGTGAGATTCGTCCAGGACAATAGCTGATGCGTGGTATTCAGCCCCTTTGAAAAGTCCCTTAGGGTACCCTCGGGAGAATTTGTCATAGTTGATGAGCACTATCTTAGGCAGTGCGGAGGCCTCATATGCCCCATCGTAGACAATGTCCGCCTCAGGACCCCAGTAATGCTGCTGGAGTTCCCTGACCCACACGTCAATAGCGATCTTAGGGCAGACCACAACGATGTACCTAACATCACGGTTGTGCATCAGCCACGACAACCAGTCGATGGTTGTCTTAGTCTTACCCGTACGTGTGTCCATAAGGAGCATACCGTGCTCTTTTTTAGCCAGCCACTTAACCGCGGCCAGCTGATAGTCTCGAGGTTTAGTGACTGGCTCAAACATTAGTTAATTGCTCCTTCAATCATCTTCTTGTACTGGAGTGTGGTCCCAGTACCCATCCTAGCAACCTCCACACCCTCGCGCAAGGCGATAACTGTAGGCACGGACATGATGTCAAATTTACGCCCTAGGTCAGGGTTGACCTCAACATCAACGTAATCCCAACCAAGGTAAGGGAACTTTTGCATAGCCCTTTCAAAATTAGCCTTGGCTTGCGGGCACTGTGCACACCATGGGGCTCCAACAAAGAACAACTTCAACATTAAACTACCACCACTTTCGCTGAGTAGATAGGCGCCTTATAGTCGACCGCCTTGAACCCTTTACCTTTAAATTCTAGCACACCTTGTTTAGCCGGTATGAACTCAATCTCCTTCTCTACCCTAGCGGGCATCAGCATCCTATGCCAAACATCGAGATTCTGGCAATACACATGTGCATTAGCAGTAGTGAACCTCAGCTGACCCGGCACGACCTCATGCCCGTGATAATTCAGGGTATTAGTCATCAGGTGGATAAGCATCCATCCCTCAAGCGTGTCGTAAGGTAGACCGCACACTACATCAGTAGACCGGGCGAATATGTCGAGGTTGACCCTGCCCCCTACCACATTGAACACCCACACCACCGGGCAAGGTGGAATACGCATAGACCCTACCTCATACCCCTGCCAGGCAGTCCACACAGCGCGTTTGGTTGTGGGGTTGGCTACAAGCCTGTCCACAACGTCCTGTACAGCGTCATATAGCCCACCAGGGCCCCCGTAGCGCCACTGGACTCCATACATAGGCCCCAGCGTGTCTGTGGCCCACGGGGACCACATGCGCTCCACATCTGGGGTGATTCTAGCACACCTGTCCTGCTGTGTGGCCCCTGACCCGCTCAGCATCCAGTGCAGCTCACGCTGAGCCATGTCCACAGACACTCTACGAGTCTGGGATAGGGGTGCATGGGTGTAGACCACACTCCATGACCCGTAGCACCAGTAGGGGTGCTCCTGCCCTTTTGTTACTAGCTCAGCAACCTGTCTAGACAGGTTGTATACGTTATGATCATACTCACACAGCACGTCGGTAAGCCTCCGATACACACTTGACGATTATGTAACCCGGTTCCTTAACCCATGAGCTACCGTAATTAGCCCAGTGCGTAAAGTCTTTAACTGCCTTATTGAAATTCTTAGCTAGAGTGTAATTAGTCACCCCATAAGATACATCTGGGCTTACATTATAGCCCATATTAAGGTACTTATGAAAGGCCTCAAGAATAAACATACAGGCCTTTTTAGTAAGGTCCCTAAACCTTATATCACCCCAGTTAAGGGTCTCCATGCATTGGGGATACCAGTCACCGAAATTGAGGTCATTAGACCACCGAGCGCCGTCATCTTTTAGAGACCTAGTTACGACCACACCTGCATTCTTCAGCACGGTTATACCCTGTTTGTGGTCTCGCCAATTAGGCTTTTTCAAGGCTGGGTCAAGCCACGGCCTGTCGTATTCCAGGTACCCTCTAAACCATGACAGCAACAGTGCCCTAGCACAGTTCGCACACGGCTCATATGTCATGGCTATGTGGCCCTCACGCAGCTCGTAAGGAAGCCTCATAAGCTCTAGTGAGGCCCACACCTCCGCATGAATGTACTCAAGACACTGGCCATTAGGTGCGATATCGTGCAGTTTAGGGCCGAGCTCCACGTTATGAGTGGCTATGGCTCTCCCTGTACGTGTGTTTTCGAAATAACACCCAACCTTGACATCCGGGTGGGACGACTGACTGGCTACCTCGTATGCTTTTTCAATGTTACTCAGTATCATAGGTCCTCACAATAACACGATCGAACTGTGGAAAAGTCTTCAGAATAGCTTCACAAGTGATGCAAACGTGGTTAATTATGTACGCAATGCCCGGGCGTGACCCCCCAACCTCATTTAGCAGCCTCATTACTGGGTGGATGTAGGCCCCTCCGGGCTTAGGGTAATACTTACCCGGCACCCACCAGATACCGTCTGGGCTTGAGAAAACCACAGATGACATACATCCTCGCTCGGGCTTGATGCTCTGAACCATGCGGGGAATATCCCCGAATTCATACATCAGAATTCACTCCAATCACCGAACTCGTCCTTGTGGCCGTACTTAGCCTCGTACTTGAACCCGAGCCACACACCAGCAATAGCCATCAGGATGAGGGCCACATACCACAGACCGTAGAAGATCATCCAGGTGATCAGCACCCCAAGCCCGAGAGCAGCAGCGACAGCAGCAATAATACCGGCCATGTAGGCGACGAACTTAAGCATTGTTTGGAACCTTTCTTGATGTTTTCTTGATGTCTTTAGCTTAGCACACTCTGGGGAGCTATGCAACCCCTCAGGGAAGAATTTTATTTGTTTTCAGCGAGCCACTCAGATCCGATCTCAACCAGCTGGCCGTAGGTTAGAGTGTAGTCCTCCTCGACGCGGTCGATCAGGTAGCTGATCAGGGTCCACACAGGGCTGTCCTCGATGACCTCAGCGGTCTCAGGCAGGACCAGGACCTCACCGAACTCCTCGTCGAGGGGGGTGTCATCCGACTGGGGCCCCTCCACACGCACCAGCACGGGGTCAGTAGCCTCGACTGAGTGTGTGGCCCAGTATGCAGCCAGCTCCGCGATGGTCTCGCAGCCACTAATGCCACGCCTGACCTTCGACTCGTCGTAATCCATGGGCCAGCTGTACTGGGTCTCAGGGTCGAGCAGGTACTCAGTACCGCGGCGCTTGTCCTGGATCCTGTACGCGATCATCTGTGTAGTCCTTTCATGTGGCTTGATGTATCAAGCTTACCAACTCTGCCAGGTCTATGCAACTCGGATCAGGGGTTGTTATCAAGTTGTTACTTTGCATTAGTTGAGATTCTAGGGCCTAGCAGCACCCCGGGGGTACAAGAGTACCGGGCAGGGGCTGCTAGGCCGTAAATCAGCGTTGCCTGAAGCTCTCAGTGGTATCGTAGCCTGTCCCCCGTATGCCAGCTCTGGCCTGAGTCATGCCCTTAGCCTCCATCTCAGTTGGGGTGAGGCACCTACGGCGATCAGGGCCCTCAGTCACCCCGTGGCGGCCTACGCGGTGCATGTCACCCGCCCTGGTACCCCCGAAAGTCTCATGGCACACGGGGCAGTGCTCGTAGCTGCGTTTGGTGATGTTCTTCTTGCAAGTTCTGCATGCCCAAGTCATGGCACCCACCCTAGTACAGGCTAGAGACCCTGTAAAACGTGCAGGCTATCGCGTTTTAGCCCCTAACAGGCCCTGACCCTACCTAGGATACCCCCTGGCCCTTTTGAGGCCGTCTAGGGGCACTCCCAGCAAGGTCAGGATCAATCTAGGTCAGGACCACCAACCAGAGCGCGTCAGCAGGTCCTCCACCCCCTCGCGATCGAACCTGCCCTCACGCACCAGGTAGCACGCGCGGGCTAGTGCGGCCAGCGGGTGGGACTTGTGGCTGTAGGCCCACCTCGGGACGCGGGACCAGGCTGCCTTGGCCCCTACGGTGTGGCGCTTGATCATCGTGCCGCAGATGGCGTGGACAGCTAGCGTGAATGTCCAGGAGGTCAGGGCCACACGTGCCAGGGCGCGCAGGGCAGCCTCGAGTGCAGCGATGTCGTCTGTCTGGATGGCGGACAGGAGGTCGCCGGCCAGGACACGCTCGTAGCCGGTCTCCCTCGTGGTCGCGTTGATGGTTGCAAGGATCTCTCGTCTCTTGAGCATGGGCCCATCCTAGCACGGGACCACACACCAACGCAACCACGTTAGCCGAAGTTAACCTACCCCCCTCTTGTGGTTCCCTCTCCCCCCAAACCCCCCTCACCTTCCCGCGTGCGCGTAACACGCGGGCGTAGCGCTACGCGCACATGACGCGCGCGCGTACGAGGCCGGGGCCCCTTCCCCGCCTTCCCCCCAAACCCCCCTATCCACCCTAACCCCTGAGAGTCTCTCTCTGGCGTTTACGCCTGAGAGAGAGACTCTCAGGGGGAGTTAGTTATTATATATTTCTCTCTTTAGAGGGGGTATGGGGGAGACCTTTCTCTCTTTGCTGGCTCCCTGACCCATCAGCACCCGCCGTGTGAGCCCTCGGTCCAGGGGGCTACCGGGGCCCCCAGGCGTAAACGCCGGGGCCCCGGCCCTGGACCGAGGGACACGGCGGGCTGGCACACACCGGATGACTGGACTTCAACGTGTCTGGCCGAACTGAGGCGGTGTGTGGTCTATCACTTGGGGCAGTAGAAGCCAGGATGCCTCTGAGAAGCCGTAGGATGGATTCTGAGGGCCTAACAGGGTCAGGGTGGCACTGAGGTACCCCCAGACGATTTGAGGCCGTCTAAGGCCGATACGTGCAGCTCTCAGGGGGCGTTGCGAGGTGGCAGGGAGTGTGCTAGGTTGGGGGCATGGAGTTTCCGCGAGAGGTTGTTAAGCGAGTCGTCGAGATACCCGGAGGAGGTGAGGCACCTGCGCTGCCCGTCGGGTACAGGCTGGGCAGTGGCGGGATGAACCACGATGAACAAAACAAGACCACACTCCTGAGGTTTGTGGCTGAAGTGGATGGCTACCCGGTGGAGTCGTATGAGGCTAGGGCAGCCTGGCAGGCCCTTGTGGTGTACGGCTCCCGTGTGGTTCAGCTAAGGTCAGAGCTAGACCACACACAGCTGGAGGTGTATGTGACAGTGGCATGGTGACACGCCGGGTGACTAGGTGATTTGACACGATAGGGGGGTACCCGCTAAGGTGTATACCAGGGTAGAAGATATACCCTGGGTACTGGTTTGGAGTACCCCCTGGATTGGAACCCCGGGGGTACTAATTTTGAGATACCCTAGGGGGTGCAGGAATAGCCCCTAGGGTATCTCGCATAGGTACCCCCCTAAGGTACCCCGTAAGGTACCCCCTGGTATACCCCGATAGGACTTATCCCATGCCGTATTCAGCCCCCGAGCGATGCTGGTGTGGAGAGCTAGGTTTGCCAGGCACAGCGTCGTGCCTGGCCCACACACCGACAAAGTCTGGTTGGGAACTTCGGCCAACTGCTTGGAAGAATGTTGACGGAAAGACTTATCGTAAATGGAAGAAACTTCGGAACAGATTCATTAAAGAGAATCCTTTCTGTAATTTGTGCGGAATGATTGCAACAGAAGTTGATCATATTGATGGAATTAAAGCAATTGACAATGAATTAACAATTCTAGACGAAAATCGATTGCAATCATTATGTCATGAATGTCACGCAGCTAAAACAAGGGAAGCGTCAAGAAAATCACGAAATTCAATTAAAAAGCTGCGCCGGGGTAACTCTCCGTGAAATACAGGTTAGTTGATCGTTAAAGTGAACAGTGTTCACTGTTTGGGAAGAAGGTGTTATTTTGACCGAAGAAGAGCGTTTTAGTGAGATTCCTCCAGGAATCGCCAATAACGAGGTTCTCCGAGGTGTGTGGTCCGAACTTGTAGGTATGATGCCCAAGGAAGTCTTGGATAACCTCGACGAGATGGATGGCCTGTTTATCGAGGCTATGTGTCGACATTATGCTATTGCTCGAAAAGCGTCAAATGAGGTTATTTCAGCTGATAGTGTGCTGGTTACTGATAACCCTAATCATAGGATGCAGAAGCACCCAGCTGAGGTTATTTTCCGGTCACAATCTCAGGCATTCCTCGCTTATATGAAAGAGGCTGGATGGACGCCTAAAGCAAGGAATTCGGGTAAGAATAAAGACACTGATAACCCATTCCTTATGTGAATAGAATACGATGAATAATGTAATCCCTAATGAGATTAAAGAGTATTTAATCAGTAGGAAGCTGGACATACCTGAAAGAGGACCACACCTAAAATGCCCTGATCCTGGAGGTGTGGTCCACGGTATGCAAGTACGATTTAACCCGAAGAGCGTAGATCATGCTCTTCGGGTTATTTCTGCATTAAGGCACACTAAGGGTCGCTGGGCAGGTAAACCTCTTAAGCTAACTAATGTGCAGATAGCCTACATTGTGGCCCCACTGTTTGGCTGGCAAGTCTATGACGATTCTTTAGGGCGTTGGCTGAGGTTGTATAGGGACGCCTATGTTGAGATGCCCCGTAAAGGAGCTAAGTCAACGCTGGCATCAGCACTAGCTATGGTCCTTGCTTTTGGTGATCATGAAGGCGGTGCTGAGGTTATTATCGGTGCGGCGTCTAGAGACCAGGCCGGAGCATGCTTCACACCGCTAAAGCAACTTGTCGACAACTCTCCTCTACTTAAGCAAGCTGGCATCAGATCACTGCATAACTCGATCAAGCAGGACAGGACAAGCTCTGTAATCAAGGTCGTGTCTTCTAAAGGTGACCTAGCCCATGGTGCTAACCTGCACGGAGCTATCTGTGATGAGCTGCACGTGCATAAGTCTCTGTCCCTGCTAGAGGCTATGGAGACGGGTACCGGCGCTCGTGAGCAGCCTCTGACGATGGTAATCACCACAGCTGATGACGGCAGTGTGGGCACGCCTTATGACCAGCGTAGAGAGCTGGTTGACAACATATGTAAGGGGGTTGTAGAAGCCCCTAGGTCGTTCTGTGTGGTGTGGTCTGCTTCGCCTGAGGATGACCCCTGGTTAGAAGAGACGTGGGCTAAGGCTAACCCGCTGTACCCCGTAACTCCGTCACGAGCATTCATGCAGTCTGCTGCTGATAAGGCTAAGACTGACCCTGTGGCTAAGGCCAGCTTCCTGAGACTGCATCTAGGTATCAGGGGCAGGCTGGATGAGTCGTGGATCAGCAGGGCTGACTGGATGAAGGGGGCTGTGGACAAGCTGGATATCGAGGGCAGACAGTGCTATGGCGGGCTTGACCTTGCAGCTGTGTCTGATCTCACGGCGCTGGTGTGGTTGTTCCCTGCCGAGGACGGTACATACCAGATTCTCCCACGCTTCTTCTTGCCTGAGGCTGCGCTGCCTGAGCTTGACAGGGCCACATACCGTAATGCGACGGTGTGGGCTAGCCGAGGACTAATTAAGCTGACTCCGGGTAACGTCACCGATTATGACTTTGTTAAAGCTCAGATTGATGAGGACGCTAAGCATTACGATATTCAATGCATAGGGTTCGACCCGTGGAATGCCACGCAGGTATCGAATGACCTTCAGGCTGATGGGTATAGGCTAGAGAAAGTCCGTCAAGGTTTTGTGTCTATGTCTGGGCCTATGAAAGAGATTCAGAGGCTGGTTATGCAGGGGGGTGCTATTAAACATGACGGTAATCCCCTTATGGTGTGGCAGATAGATAATATTCGCCCTGCTATGGACCCTGCGGGTAATATTAAACCTGCTAAGCAAAAGAAGCGGGATAAAATCGATGGTGTTGCTGCGCTGGTAACGGCAATGAATGTGTGGCAATTCCACAAAACAAAAGTCTCGGCTTACGGCGTGTCGGGGCTAGAATCTATTTGAAATATGTTATACTGTTTACAGTATTGAATTGGAGGTGTATTAGTGGGTTTCTGGTCTGGTATCTTTAACCGACTTCAGGGCATTACCACGTATGAGCCTCGGCAGTATAAGATCGGCCCAACTGAGTTGGTTGATCTTTCCGGTGTTTCAGCCGCTAAGCTATTCAAGACTCAACCACACCTTCGGACTGTGGTTACGTTCCTTGCCAGGAATATCGCTCATCTGGGTGTACATTCCTATGTTAAGCAAAGCGATGGGGGCAGGCTGAGGGATACCTCGTCCCCTGTTGGCGGGTTTCTCTCTGGTGCCAAAGCTAATGAGTCGATGACCTTGTATCAACTGGTCTACGCTCTGGTTGTGGATAAGGCCCTATATGATAGGGCCTACTGGTGGCCAGTAGTGAACCAGAACGGTAACTGGGAAGTCTACCGCCTGCCTCCGTCGTGGGTCCAGACTAAGTCTGACAATTTCGGTAAGGTCACTCATGAGGTCAGCTTCGAGTCTGACAAGAAGCTAGTCCTGGATGCTAGTCGTGTGGTCTACTTCGGTGGCTATCACCCAACTGACCCTGGCGGGTGCAGCGCTACGATTGTCAGCCTGAAAGAGGTCCTGGCTGAGCAGATTCAAGCTAGCAAATACAGGCAGCAGTTGTGGGCTCGCGGTGGCAAAGTGTCGGCTGTGCTTCAGCGCCCTGTGGATGCGCCTCGCTGGACTGACGCTCAACGTGAGACCTTCCGAGAAGATTGGTACGAGAAGTACACTGGGTCAGGTAAGCGCGCTGGAGGTACTCCCATCCTTGAGGATGGAATGACTCTTAATAGGGTTGATTTCAGTGCTACTGATCAGCAGTACATTGAGGGCGTTAAGCTTGCTTATTCGACTGTAGCTAATGCGTTCCACGTTAACCCTACAATGGTTGGTATTCTTGACAATGCCAATTACAGCAATGTCAGGGAATTCCGTAAAATGCTTTATGGGGATACGCTAGGTCCGCTTATTGCGGAAATAGAGTCTACTCTTAATGCATTCCTTATCCCTATTATGGGTGGGGCTAAAGGCAGCTACATTGAATTCAATGTAGCTGAGAAACTTCAGGCTGATTTCGAGCAGCAAGCCCAATGGTTCCAGTCAGCTGTGGGCTCGGCTTACATGACCCGTAATGAGGCTAGGGCCCGTCTTAATCTTCCTGCTATTGACGGTGGGGATGACCTGATCACGCCACTGAACGTGAGTGTGGACCCTGGAGGCTATAACCAGAACTCAGGCGTGGTCAGGGTTAAGAGTAGGGCGCTACGTGTGGACCGTAAGTCATGGGTCAAGAGGTACACGACGGTGCTTGAAGCCCACGCAAGGAAGACCTTGTACAAGTCAGGTCGGTTGAAGGTTAAAGCTTCAGCTGACGAGTCGTTAGCTGAGGACCTGCTTGACCTTGATCTGGGGCTGACCGGTGAGGTTGGTAGCAAACTGCTCGAAGGGCGTGACGATGACTACGACAAAGGGTCTACTCGGTCGTACCTGAAGAAGCGTGCTAAGCGAATATCTCAGGGTATCGTTGATAGCCTAGAGGACCTAGAGGACGAGCAGGCTGAGTGGGAAGCGGCTATGGAGGGGGATGATCCTCCGGACACTGTCGAGCCTGTTGAACACTGGCTGAAAGAGTCAGCTCTGGGTATGGCGGGGTCTATGGTTACGTGGGCTATGGGTTGGGCCACACAGGAGGCTGGCAGGCAGTCTGGTGCAGCCACCAAGACCTGGCACACGGGACCTAACGCTCGGGACTCACACGCTGCTATGGACGGTGAGCGTGTGGGCCTGGATGAGGAATTCTCTAACGGCATGAAGTATCCCGGTGATGACGATGACCCTGCTGAGGTAGCTCACTGTAATTGCACGACTAGCATAGATTGGGAGTAGCGATTAAGACTAAGTCGTTTAAGGTTAAAGCAGAAGAGTCTAAGTCCAGTACTGGTGTGTTCACTGGGTACGCGTCGGTATTCGGTAACGTCGACTCGTATGGTGACGTCATGGTGCAGGGTGCGTTCGCTGACACCCTGAAAGAATGGGAAGGCCGGAAGATTCCAGTCTTCTATGGACATGACCTCACTGACCCGATGAATAATATTGGCTACGTCGAGAGTGCCGAGGAAGACGACACCGGACTGCTTGTCAGGTGTGTGGTCGACACTGAGGGTCCGGGTAACGGGCCTGTCGTATATAAGCTTTTGAAGGAAGGCCGAATCGACCGCATGTCGTTCGGCTTCTACGTTAATGACGCAGATCACAAGGACGGCAAGACTTACATTAAGAGTGTGTCGCTGCTTGAGGTGTCTGTGGTCCCTGCCCCAGCTAATGCTGAGGCAGCTATTACTGACGTCAAGTCTAAGAAGGAGACAGCAGAAGTGACTGCTGAAGAGATTGCTGAGCTTGTGGTCAAGCCGATTATCGAAGCGCTTGAGTCCAAGCTCGATGAGTATTTCGATGAGGAAGACAAGCCTGAGGATAAGCCGTCTGATAAGCCTGAGGATAAGCCTGAGGATAAGCCTGCTGATGATCAGGCTAAGTCTATTCTAGCTGAGATTAAGGGGTTGTTTGAGTGAGCGGGATTGAAGAGCTGCGAGTTAAGGCAGCTGAGATCAAGGGACGGCTGAAGGCCGTTGAGGAGTCCGGTGTTGTGGGTAAAGACACCGAGTCTCTGGTGGAAGAGTACAAGGCCACTGTGGCCAAGATCAAGTCCTTCGAGGGTAACGGGGACGCTATCAATGAACTGAAAGGAAATTCTGTGGCAGTTGAGCGCGAGGCTAAGTCTCTGGGTGCGCACTTCGTTAAGCACTTCGGTCCTGAGCTTGCTCGGGTCAAGGGCCGTGACAATTTCTCGGTGAATGGTCCCGAGTTCAAGGGTGCTGAGGATTGGCACCTGACTTGGGATTCCCTGATCGGTTTTGATACCGATTACGATAAGGCCGCCCACTACGCTCAGCCCCCGCTGTATGTCGGTGATCTCTTCGCTCAGGGTAACACCGACAGCGCTGCTGTGGCCTGGCTCGAGGATAGCGCGGTTGAGGGCGACGCTGGCCCGACTTCGCAGGGTGCCAAGAAGAGCAACATTCACTTCGTTAACCCGAAGACGAATATTGAGGCTCTGAAGAAGATCACCGGTGTCCTGGCCTTCTCTGACGAGATGCTTGAGGATCATGCGTGGCTGGCCTCGCACGTTAATCAGCGTGGCGTGTACCGTATCGCTGTTGCTGAAGAGAACCAGATTCTGAATGGTTCCGGTCAGAATGGTCAGCTTCAGGGCGTCCTGACCAAGAACGGTATCCTGGCCCGTGAGGTTGATAAGACCGCCACCACTGCTGAGTTTGGTGAGGCGATTCTGGGTGGCGCTATGAACGTCCTTCAGGAGAGTGGCTTCCCGGCTGACGCTATCGTGATCAACCCCCAGGACTACGCTGCTCAGCGTCTGGCTAAGGACAGCAACGGTCAGTACTTCGGTGGCGGTGCGTTCACCGGTGCGTACGGCAACGGCCAGGTTCAGATTGTGCCTTCGCTGTGGGGCCTGAACACCGTTATCTCCCCGCGTATCGCTGCTGGCACTGCTCTGGTTGGTGCGTTCAAGGCTGGCGGTATGCTTGTCCGTAAGGGCGGTGTCAGGATTGAGGCGACGAATTCTCACGCTGACCTGTTCGTGTCTGACGTGACTGTGGTCCGCATGGAGATCCGTGAGCTGTTGACCGTGACTCAGCCGAAAGCTTTCTGCAAGGTTTCTCGCAAGGCCTGATCGTGGATCTTATTGGGGCTGATACTCTGGAAGCCCTAAGTAAGGGGGTCATCAAAAAGGATGACCCCCTTACCCCTATTCTTATTAGGCAGGCTTCCGGACTTATTAGGGAATTCTGTGAATGGCATATCTACCCTTTGATCACTGAGACTAAGCGGGTAGATCATAAGGGTGGACGCTTTATTAAGCTGCCCACACTGATGCTTCAGGATGAGCCTACGATCGAGTACCTAGGCCACGAGCGTGTGGTTCAGGAATGGTCTGAAGCTGGTATGTGTAGGCTGAGTGATCCACTGCCTGCTGCTATGGGGGCTATTCAGGCTACGATGACTCATGGTTATAGTGAGCTGCCTGCTACTGTGGAGGTAGTTATGGCGTCTATTATTGTAGCTTCTAGGACTGCTCCGGTGGGTATCAATCAAGCTGCCGTGGGCTCAGTATCGAGTACGTTTGAAGTTCCTGGTGGGGGTATTCGATTGAGCGCTTATGCTAAGCGGGCACTTGATGGTTTTAGGTTGGTGTATCGTCCTTGAGCTTTCCCTTTCTAACTAATGGTTATATCTGGGTGGCTCGACTTCAGGACAAGTATGATGACCGGGGTAATCTGATTCAAGACCAGGTTGCTAAGGAGTTCACTATCCAGGGCTGCTCTATTCAGCAACCTAGTGCTGCTGAGCTGTCTGGTGATAGGCAGGGTGACGGTCAGTGGACGTACACGGTGTACGCCCCGCTGACTGCTAGTGTCCAGGCTAAGGACCTGGTCATCTTGAGCTGGGACCACAAAGGTACGCCGGGAGAATGGTTCAACAAGACCACACCTGTGTACCGTGTGTCCGGAGTTCCCGGCGTGTGGTCTTATGACTACCTCGGCCTTAGCCACCAGGTGATTAAGCTTGTGGCGGTGGACTGATGCTTGAGCGTCTCGAATTCAACGATGAGGGATTCCAGGCTATGCTTAAGTCAGATGAGGTCGCCTCAGTCCTGAACGATATGGCCCAGAAGATATGTGACCAGGCTAATGACAACGCTGGCCGTGATGACGCGTTTGAGTGGTCGGGGTATGTGGGCCAGACTAGAGCTAGGGCTACGGTGAGGCCGGCTAGCTTTTATGGAGCTAAGTCAGAGGCTGATGACAAGACTTTGACTAGTGCGTTTGGGAGTTATACTCATGGGTAATTTCGTTGCTGAGTTCCCTGACGCTGAGGCTGCCTGTATTATGGGGCTGCGGGCCCATCTACAGGGGGTACCTGTCAGGCAGCAGGCAGACAAGCTAGGAACTCGTCAGTGTGTGGTCAAGCTGACTAGCTCGGGTACTCGTCTGGATCCCCGCAGGGTTAGGGTGCAGTTGACTGTAACGTGCTGGGGTAAGGACAATACTGACAGCACCGAAGCGTTTGACCTTGCAGCTAAATGCCTTAATTGGGTTGAAGAGAGACCTTATTATGGGCATATGGGTAAATATCCTTGCCATAAAGTCGATATTGTTTCTTACCCTTATTTTGATCCTGACAGTAGTCAGACGACTGGTGGTTCAGGTATCGCTCGATATTCTTTTACATTCCGCACTATTCTAGCAGGAGTTAACTAAATGGCTGTAAACAACCGTAATGTGCTGGCAGGTCGCCCGGATCAGGCTGTGACGGGGGCTATTCTGTCCACTACTACTCTGGTGACTACGCTGCCCTCTGATTTGTACAACCTTGATCTGGGTACACTTAAGCTGACTGACTCGGGTTATGTTAGTGACGCTGGGCTGACTCTGTCAGTTAAGCGTTCAACTAACGACATCAAGGACTGGTCTCAGTCTGTGGTTAAGAAGATCTTGAGTGAATTCTCTGGTACCATTAAGTGGTCTCACCTTGAGGTGTCTGAGGGTTCCGCGAAGAACTTCTTCGGTGAGAACAACGTCACGGTCACACCGAAGACGACTTCGCAGGGTACTCGCCTGTTGATGAAACTTCGCGCTGACGAGCTGCCTCACAAGACCTGGTGCTTCCGTATGAAGGATGGCGACGCTAAGATCGTCATCTGGGTGCCTGACGGTCAGATTACTGAGGCGGACGATATCACGTTTGCTGCTAGTGACGCGATCAAGTTGCCTGTGACTCTGACGTGTTACCCTGATGCTCAGGGTAACTCTCTGTACATCGCCACTGATGACGGGGTGACTGGGGCGTGAGCAAGGTCTTTCAGCTTGACGGCCCTAAGGCTACGGATAACTTCAAATTCCGTATGCCTGGGTCTAAAGTTACTCACGAATTGCCGTCGCTTCAGAAACTCCCTGTGGGTATTCGGAAGCGCATGGGTGATCTGGCTGGGGCTATTCAGGCTCAGCAGGAGCGTGGTAAGAAACCTACAAGCAAGCAGACTTCCGAGTTGCTTGACTTCCAGCTGGACCTGCTTGAGCACTATGTGCCAGGGGTTACTAGCCAGCTCGACGACGATATGTTTATGGCCCTGATGGAGGCGTGGAAAGAGCATTCTGAAATCAGCATGGGGGAATAGTAAGGCTAGTGGGTGTGTGGCATAATCACCCACTAGCCTTAGAGCGTGAGCTCATTGGGCTAGGTTTGAGGTCCCGTCAGGTAGGCACAGATGAGCTTACTTGGCGGGACCTTCAGGCTATAGTCAACCATGCTGAGCCAGGAGGGCCGCTGGCTAACAGTCTCGGCTACGTGTGGACCACAGACGGCTATATGTTGGCTAATATATATGACGTATTAGCTGAGGCTAACTGGCAGAGATCTGGGAAGTCTAGTGAGCCACACCCCAAGCCTATTAGGCGCCCTAACGAAGTTAGGGATGATGAGAAATCGTTTGGGTATGACCCTATTCCTTTGAGTGAGTTTAATGATTGGTGGGATAGTTAATGGCTTCTGTTGAACTAGCTACAGGTTACTATCAGCTAGTGCCTTCAATGAAAGGCAACAAGGAAGCTATTGTTGGAGAGATCACTGGTGCTGTAAACGAAGGGTCCGATAAGGCTGGCAAAGAAGGTGGAGCTAGGCTATCTACCAGGCTAGCTGAAGGGCTTAAGGGTAGCTCTCTTGCAGCCCTTGGTGCAGGTGTGGCTGCGGGTATTGGCGCTGCCCTCTACAAAGTTGGTGAGACTTTCGATGAGGTCACTGACACTATCCGAACGGGTACTGGTGCTACTGGTGAGGCTCTCGATGGTCTAGTCGACGTTGCTAAGCGTGTGGGCTCTACTACACCAGCTGAGTTCTCCAAGATAGCTCCCGTTGTTGCTGACTTGAATACTAGGCTGGGCTTGACTGGCGAGGACCTCGAGACTGTGGCTAAGCAGGTTCTTGAGGCTGGCCGGCTGCTGGGTCAGGATGTCGATATCAGCAAGACCACAGCAGCATTCAGTGCTTTTGGCCTTGAGGCTAAGCAGATTCCTGGAGCTATGGATGATCTGTTCCGGGTCAGCCAGGCTACTGGTTTAGGCTTCAATGATCTAGCCCAGAAAACCGCTCAGGCTGCGCCTACAATGAAGGCTCTTGGATTCGGATTCCAAGATACAGCGGCTATGATCGGTGCGTTTGATAAAGCCGGTTTGAATTCAAGCCAGATCATGACCTCCATGACTAAGGGCTTGACCACGCTGGCTAAGTCTGGTGAGGAACCTAAGGAAGCCTTCAAGCGAGTTACCGGTGAAATCAGTGGCTATATCCAGACAGGTAATGAAGCTGCCGCACTTAAACTAGCTAGCAAGCTGTTCGGCACTAAAGGTGCAACCCAGTTTGTGGAGGCACTAAAGCAGGGCAAGATCGGCGCTGAGGACATGATGAAGTCCATCGGCGCTACTGACGACACTATTCTTGGTGTGGCCGGTGAGACGTCGGACTTCGCCGAGAAGTGGCAGATAGTTCAGAACAATGCTCAGCTCGCCTTGGAGCCACTGGGCTCAGCGGTGTTCAGTACTCTTGCTGATGTCTTGTCAGCTATGGCGCCTACTCTCCAGGATATAGGTAACTGGCTGAAAGAGAACACATGGGCGTTCGGAGCTCTGGGTGCAGCTATTGCTGGTATCTTGATTCCCGCCTTCGTTACTTGGGTGGCAGGTATCTGGGCGTCTACGGCAGCTCTTCTTGCCAGCCCTATCACGTGGATTGTGGTAGGTATAGCGGCTCTCGCTGCGGGCCTGGTCCTCCTGATTGCTAACTGGCAGGCTGTATCTGATTTCATCGGTGGTGTGTGGAACGCTACTGTGGAAGGAGCTGGGCACCTGTGGGAAGACTTCGTCAGAGGCCTGACGGAGTTTGCGACCGGCATTGGTCAGTGGTTCATGGAGGGTCTAGCTGGGGCTGGGCAGCAGATTGCTGAGTTCTTTGCTGGCCTACCTCAGATGATCCTCGACGGTCTAGCCGCTCTGGGCGAGGTTACCCTCATGATTGTGGGGTTCTCTATAGGAATCTTCGCTGGCCTGATTGTGGGCTTCGTTCAATTCCTCGGGTACATTCCGGGATGGCTCGCGTCTGTGGGTGAGTGGCTAATGTCTCTCCCCGGCAAGGTCCTGGAGTGGCTCGCTGGTCTTGGCCAGCTTGCTGGTAAAGCCGCTGAGTGGTTTGGCGGGTTCTTCCAGAGTATGGTCCGCAAGGGTGGCGAGATTATCGAGTGGGTTAAGCAACTGCCTGGCAAGATCATTGGAGGCATAGCTTCGCTGGCATCAAGCCTACCACAGAAAGCCTCTGAGGCTTGGAACGGATTCCTGCGTAAGGCTCAGGAACTTGGTGGCCAGGTGGCTGAATTCGCTCGCTCACTGCCAGGTAAAATCACTGGGGCTCTAGGCGATCTAGGTAGCCTTCTGGTCAGGTCTGGTGGCGCTCTTGTGGATGGCTTCTTGCGAGGTATCCAGGGAGCATGGAACTCCCTTGTGGGCTGGGTCAAGCAGGGTATGGACTGGTTGCGTGGTCTGTGGCCTTTCTCTCCTGCTAAGTGGGGGCCTTTCTCGGGTAAGGGCTACGTGACTCATTCAGGTAAAGCGATTATCCGTGACTTCGCAGATAGCCTCAAGAATGAACAACCTTATCTGCTTGATTCTGCTAAGAGTGTCATGGGTGACTTCCGTGACAACTTCAGCACTAACCTGAATGGCGCTCAACCTGCTTATGCAGGCGCTAATGCTGGGGGTACAGCCAGTAAGGTCAACGTCAACGCCTATAGCAGCGATCCATACGCTACTGCTGAGGAAGTTGCCCGGCAGCTGAGGAGATTGATGTGAAAGAAGTCACGTGGAATGGCCACGTGATCAACGGTGGGGACTGGGTTGTGAGCGAGTGCAAGCTCTTCGGCTCAGCCCCTGCCGTTGCGCAGAGTGGCCAGCGTGTGGGCTATGATGGTATATGGCGTACTAAAGCCTACCACGGCGCTAAGTCCGGTGCTATCAAGGGCTATTATGTAGGGCAGTCTCTGGAGGATGCTGAGGAGGCCATGGAGACTCTCCTGAGTATCGCGGATATTAATACCTCACCTCTGACTGTTAATACGCCTCGTGGCCCGAAAACAATGTATGTGGCCCGGGATAGCGCTCTGGATATAACGTTCCTGGCTAACGGGTCAGCATTTGAGTGGGGGGCCACACTGATAGCTCCTGACCCTGTGTGGTGGCGTGGAGGTCAGACTCCGGATGGCCAGATCGATGATCAGTATACAGCTAAGCATAGGTTGTACCTACCCAATCTAACTGGCGGTATTAAGTTCCCTCTAAAATACCCTATATCTTTCTTGGAGTCGGGTAACTATGGGTCGGTCACGGTAAGTTCTGGCTACCGTAACAGGGTTAGTCTTAAGCTTTACGGCTATGTGCAGATACCGTCTGTGATCTTCTCTGGTCCTGGTGGGGCTGGCCGTTTGCGGTGGGACTTTACCCTACAGCAAGATGAGTGGTTAGATATTGATTTAACTAACCGCACGTCACTTAGGCAGGGCCAGTCTGCTGCTGCCCCCACTATTAGGGAATGGCCTGAGCTTGGTCGGGGTGAATTGACTATTGGGTTCAGGTCTGATGTGTATTCCCCTACCGCTTATCTTGATGTAATTGTGAGACAGGTGACTATATAATGGCTCTTGATGGAGTGCTACCTATTGGTGGCAATGTATCTATTAATGCCGCGGAGTTTAGGCGGCTTGATGTGGGCTCTACTATGGTCCACGACACTCACCCTCTGGCATGTAGGCCAGGGGTTACGTCTGGTATGACACCTAGCCTCAATGGCAGTCAGGTTCGTGTCAGCTCTGGCACGGCTATTGTGACGCCTGTGGCCTCGAATAATGGTAGTTACAGGGTTAGCAACGTCGATGATGTTAGCTTGCCTCTGTACGCTAAGGACACGTCTTACCCGCGCACTGATATTCTGGTGCTGAAAGTTTATGACGGTACTGTGGACGGTTCTAACCAGTACAAGGCTGCGTTTGAGATGATTAAAGGCACGGCGTCGGCTAGCTTCCCTACGCCAGCTACGCCGTCTGGTGCACTGCTTCTAGCGCGTATCATAGTGTCTACTACCGGTAGCCCTACGATTTACGATGCTAGGCAGTATACCTGTGCGGTGGGCGGTACTATCCCGTGCTATTCGAATAGCCGGCCCACAACGTGGTTCCTCCAGAGGGGCCAACGCATTTATGAGCTGGACACCAACAAGGTTATGTTGTGGACTGGTAGTTCTTGGCGTGAGGATACGGTGATTCCTCAGGTTACTCTGCCCCGTATACCAGCTATTGCGTCGGGTACGGTGACGGCTAGTAGTGCTGGGCCTGCTGTATTCACTATTCAGTTCCCGCCAGGGCGGTTTAGTAGCGCCCCTCGTGTTGTGGCCTCGGTTAGGTCGGCTTCAGGTGACTTCACGTGGGATACGCCCAAACCATACAACGTCACTGCGACACAATTCCAGATGTTCGTCAAGAATGGTCGTGGTTGTGACTTCGACTGGATAGCGATCGAGAACGGCTAATGATTAAATGGCAGTCGTTTGCAGCTCTAGACGGTAGACCTCTGACTGAGCTACCTGGACTAGCTGTCAAATCAAGCCTGTCATCCATCATCGGGCGGGGAGACTCTGTGACTGTGAGTCTCCCCGTCTGTGATAGGTGGCCAGCTAACTGGATGGATGGCACTCAGCCTATGCGTGCCGTCCTGGCAGCTATAGACGACAATATTGTGTTGTGGGCTGGCTGGGTAGAGAAGCGCTCATACGGGTCAGGTGAGTCCATGGAGCTGACTCTACAGCCTGCCGAGGAGTGGCTGAAGCGCAACTATATCCCTGAACTGGTTTTCAGGGACCAACGGTATACCACGATCGCTAGAGGGATAGGTCTAGACCGCCTGGTAGCTCAGTTTAATGGGCGTCTGGATGAGGATCCTACCCTTGATTGGGGTGATAGGACGTACCGTGCTGACCAGGATATGACGTGCTTGGCAGGTCTCCAGAACCTCATGAAGACTAGGCATGGTGCAGAGTTCGCTACGTCATGGGAACTGCGCGAGAACGGTCATCTCGGTATTGTGGTCCACACAGCGTACCGTCTTGGAGGTGTGGGTAAAGACACTGCCGGCGCTGCTGTGCTATCTCAAGGCTCCTGGCAACAGGTCGAGGACTGCTCTGACGGTAAAGGAGCCACAATCTGGCGTGTGGTCTCGAATAGGTCTGGGGATGAACGCAAGGAATTCGCCACGTCTAACGGTCAAGTCCTGCAATATGGGTGGCTTGAGCTTGAGAGACGGTGGACTCCTGACACAGGGTCAGTTGATGACACTGTTTTGCAGCAATACATGTATGCAGCTAAGGAGAGTCAGTCCTACGGGCTGACTTCAATCAGTGTGGAGACTACTTTGGACCACTTCATGCCAGGTCGTGACTTTGTTCTAGGCGACTATGTGGATATTGATATGACTAATCTTAGTAACCCAGAGCTGAAATTCAAGGGTAAGGCCCGTGTTATTGGTTGGGTATGCGACCCTGACCCCGTATCTGGGGAACTCACTAAGATTAAGCCTATGCTTTCACTGGAGGATTGATGAGTTTCGACCCTACTACGGTCGATAGGCCGTC